TATGATATTTAGAAATGGTACAAGACAAAAAGATAATAATGATCCTTTTAAACCTATTGTAGAAAATATAAATAGAGATCCTTCTTCTATATATATGACTAGTACTCAAAATATACCTATTATTGCTTCAAGTGATAATTATGATAGTTATTCTAAAGAAGAAGCTCCAATTAATCCTACTTCTTTTTATGGTCCTCAAATATTACTACGTTCTGGGAGATTAGTTTTGAATACATACTTTGATCATATTTTATTATCATCTGCTAAATCTATTAATTTAAATGCTGTAAATTCTGTAAATATGGACACAGATAAGTTAGTAGTAAATGCTAAAAAAATATGTTTAGGAATAGAAACTTTATCTACTGAACCATTGTTATTAGGAAATATTACAGCAGAATTATTAAGACAATTAATTCAAGTAACTAAAAGATTAACCAATGCTTTAGGAAGTCTAGAATCAGATCCTATAGTAAACCTTAATACTCCGGCTACATTTGCTAATGCTAATCTTTTACCTATCAGTTCAGAATTACGTACTATACTAGATGGATTGGAAGCTCAAGTTGGAACTTCTTCTGATACTTGTCTTTTAACATCAAAACGTTATTTTACATCAATATAATATATGGCATTCCCTACAGGTTCTTTAACAGGTACTATAAATCAACAATCTCCACAAGGTACTCTTGATCCAATAGCAAATGAAAATTTACTTAATGAATTAGATCAAGAAACTACATTTGATTTACAAAGAAATTTTGATTTAAATTTAAATCCATATGATATAGAACCTATAAATGGTCATCCTGTTGCTTCAACAATTGAAAAATGGAGTTGCTTCAGACAATTTTTAAAAAATAATTACCCAACTTTATTTGACAATAACTCAGATGCTACTTTAAATAAATCAACAAATAATAAAACAGATGAATTAATTAAAAATTTTAATGAAAAATGGTGGATTCCTTTTGGAGATAACCATCCATGGGAAAATCATAGAGGAAGAAGTAATAAATTTTCTAAAGAAGATATAACCGCAATTCAAGAATTTACTAAAAAAGCATCTCTTCAAAATCAAGGAATAATTAAAGTTGATGAAGCTGATAAACAATGGATAGGAACTCAAACTCTTAGAATGAGATATCCACAAAATAGTATACTTATAGTTAAAAATTTTATATTTTATGAAAGAATAGAAACTGGATTTGTAAATAGACCATATGATTATAGAGCATATTCACTTAATAAAAAAGCTAATGGAAATGATTTATTAGAAGAAAATTTTAACCCAGACCTAAATATACCTGTTTTATGGGGAAATAGTGCTTTTTTGATAAAAAATATAGATTTTTTAAGATTTTTAGCGGTAGTTCCAACTTATGAAGATGGATATTATTGGAAAAAAGGAGGAAGAAATGTATATACTATGGATTTAGTTAGAAAATATTGTTCTCCTGTAGCTAATTTTTTTGATAATCCTCCTAATAGTTATCCACCACATTATTATTTTTATGAAAAATATAACCCAACTATTCATCATTTTCCTCAAAATTTAACATTACCTGTTGATATTAATGAAGGAAGAAGAACTTCTACTACTTCTTTTAATTCAGAATTAAGAGATAGAGTAGCAGAATTAGAGACAAAATTTAAAAATGGTACTATTACCCCAACAGAACTTGAAGAATTAAATAGTAAAGCATATAAAGGTATAGGAAGAATTTATTATTCTCCTTCACCAACCCATGATTCTCTTATATTTGATTACAAAGGAGATACTGAGTATATACCTTCTAAACTTTTTGGAGGAGATGATATAACACCATTTTACCAGTACAATATTCAACCATCTTCAAATCCATTTATTGGAAGAATTGCTTCAATGCCCTCAACAGATATTAACAATAACACAGCAAACTATATAAATAATTCCACCTCAGGATTAAATTATAATCAAGCTTTAGAAGCACAAAACCAAAGTAAATTATATTTAAATTCAAATAGTAGTACTAAATAACATGGCTAATAGTAAAATTCCTAAATTAGTAGTATCAAATGTTGAAAAACTATCTAAACAGATGGTTCCAACAGTTATGAAAATAGCTAGTAAAGCAGGAATACAAAATGTTGGATTACCTGATATGAAAATGCCTGATGTATGTTTACCTATAAATGAAGTTGAAAAACTTATAAATATAAGAAATAATTTGATGGCTCAACTTAATAGTGTTTTTACTATTGTTGATTCTGCTAGTAAAATAGCTAAACCACTGGATCCTAGTATAAAAAAAGTTAAAGATACTATAAAAGCTCTTAAAACCGCAGAAATGGTTGCTCTTGGAATTTTAAAAGTATGGCCTACTTCACCTACCACTCCAGTTCCAGGTGCATTAATAAATGGTATATTTACTTTAGATACTATAAATAAAGATTTACCTCCAGTAGTATATGGTCTTACTAATCAATTAACTGCTATCACTAAAGTTACAGATTTTGCTAATACTAAATTATTGATTTTAAAAAATTTATTATTATCTATAGACATGTATTTAAAAAAATGTCATCCTAATGCAGATGAAAAATTAACTCCAATAAATCCAAAATTAGCAAATCTTGATATAGAATTAAAAAATGGAAGTGTAAATAATCTTAATTCTAATTCTACTACTAATAATGCTAATAATATTAGTAATAATAGTACTAATTTATACGAAGGTTTTATATTAGATATAGAAGAAGAACAATATTCTCCTACTGTAAAAAGAAGAAGAGCTGTAGCTAAAAATAAAGACAATATTGTTTTATTACAAACCCCATGGACCTTTTCCACAGATACTCAAACATTGATAGCAGAAATTAAACTAGTTATTGATTCAAGTGATTTAAAAGCTTATTAATTTAATATTTATAATAGATGAAAACTGACATATTAAAAAAACTTATTAAAGACGCAGTTAGAGAAGCAATTCAAGATGAATTAAAAGATATTCTACTTGAAGCAGTTCGTTCCAACAAGCAACCTATCAGAGAATCTTATCAAGTAAGTGACGATAGAACTTTAAATTTTACATCAAATCAAGTACCTAAAAATCCTATAGATACTAAAAAAGCATATATGGATATTTTAGGTGAAATGGCTCAAGGTCCTAAATCAGAATTTGCAGGTGACTTTAGAGTAAATGGTCCTATAAATACTGTATCTGAAGGTAGTTCTTTACCATCAGGTCAATTAGGATTAGATCAAATAATGAATTTAATTAACAAATAATGGCATTCGGAGCTAAAAATATTCCTCCTATAGACACTCGTCCTTCAATAGCTATTGGAGTATCTATTCCATTCAATGGACCTGCAACATTTTTTCAAACATATACTACTAAAAATGCTCTTAAAAATAATATTATAAATTTATTATTAACTAATAAAGCAGAAAGAATTCTAAATAATAGATTTGGGGCTAATTTAAGAAAATATATATTTGAACTGATAACATCAGGAACAATAGCAGGTATTGAAAACAAAATCCAATCAGTAATAAATGTTTATTATCCTGAAGTAACCATTAATAATGTAGAAGTAAATAGATACCCAGATAACAATCAAATTGAAATTCAAATATATTATTCTATACTTAATAATGGAACTGATAAAATTACAATAACTCTTTCATAATGGCAGTAAATAAAAACATAAAATACATAAATAAAGATTTTGGTGAATATAGAGCTAGTTTAATAGACTATGCTAAAACATATTTTCCTACAACATACAATGACTTTAGCCCAGCATCACCAGGTATGATGTTTATGGAAATGGCTGCGTATATTGGTGATGTTTTATCATTTTATTTAGATAATCAAGTTCAAGAAAATTATTTACAATTTGCTCGTCAATCAAATAATTTATTTGAATTAGCGTATATGTTTGGTTATAAACCAAATGTAACAGGAGTAGCTACTACTACTATAAATTTTTATCAAAAAGTCCCTGCTAAAATATCTGGTGGTTCATATGTTCCTAATTTTGACTATGCTTTATATATTTCTCCAAATTCTATAGTTAATAGTACTTCTAATGTTTCATTTTTAGTAGCAGATCCTATAGATTTTACAGTATCAAGCTCAGGAGATCCTACTGAAGTGACAATATATCAAGTTTCAGGAACAACCCCAGTTTCTTTCTTATTAAGAAAATCTAGAAAAGCTATATCAGCAAATGTAAATACTACTACTTATGCTTTTGGAACTCCTACTAAATTTCCAACAATAGAATTAAGTGCTAATAATTTAATAGGAGTATTAGATTGTGTAGATACTGAAGGAAATCAATGGTATGAAGTAGATTATTTAGGTCAAGAAATGATTTATGACAGTATTAAAAATACTAATACAAATGATCCAAACTTATCTAGTTCTTCAGAAAATGTTCCTTATTTATTAAAACTAAAAAAAGTACAACATAGATTTACTACTCGTCTAAAAAATTCAACAACACTTCAAATTCAATTTGGAGCAGGAACAGTAAATGATTCAGACGAAATTATAATGCCTAATCCAGATAATGTAGGTATTGGTTTACCATTTGAACAAGATAAATTAAATGCTGCATATTCACCTTCTAATTTTTTATATACTAAAACTTACGGAATTGCTCCTTCAAATACTACTTTAACAATTAGATATTTAACTGGTGGAGGAGTTACTGCAAATGTTGATTCTAATACTTTAGTTAATTTTAAAGGAACTGCTAATTTTTTAAATCCTAATATATCTAATTCAAGTATAGCAAATGATATTTTTAATTCATTAGCAGTTACAAATCCAAACGCAGCAAGTGGAGGTGGTGATGGAGATTCAATTGAAGAAATAAGACAAAATTCATCTGCTAATTTTGCATCTCAACAACGAAATGTAACTCAAGATGATTATTTAGTTAGAGCATTAGCTATGCCTGCTAAATATGGTGAAATAGCTAAATCATACATTGAACCTACAAAACTTCAAAGTATATTACCTGGGGAAACAGCGGGTATATTAGATTTATATATACTTACATATAATATTAATAGAAAATTAACTTTAGCTTCTTTTGCTTTAAAACAAAATTTAATAACCTATCTTTCTCAATATAGAATGATAAATGATGCTATTAATATTAAAGATGCTTTTATTATTAATATTGGAGTAAATTTTGATATTGTAGTTTTACCTAATTATAATAGCAATCAAGTTCTAACAAACTGTATATCTGCTTTACAACAACATTTTAATATTGATAATTGGCAAATTAATCAACCTATTATTTTAAGAGAAATATATACTTTGTTAGATAACATAAAAGGAGTTCAAACTGTTAAAAATGTAGAAATATCAAATTTTGTAGGTTCTGATCTAGGATATTCAGAATATGCATATGATATTCCTGGAGCTACTAAAAATGGAATTATATATCCATCATTAGATCCTATGATTTTTGAAGTAAGATATCCTGACGCTGATATTCAAGGAAGAGTAGTACCATTATAAAAATAAACCATGGCCGTATATAAAATATTCCCAACACAAGACACTACATTGTATTCAATATATCCTGATAGAAATACAGGATTAGATGAAATAATAGAGGCATCTTTAGAAGTAGGAGCAATAGGAACACCTGCACCACAAGCAAGTCGTTTTTTAATTCAATTTAGTTCAACTGAAATTCAAGATATTATTAATAATAAAATATCTGGATCTCAATGGCAATCAAATTTAAGATGTTTTATTGCTGATGTAAGTGGTCTAAATCAAGATACTACAATTGAAGTATATCCTGTGTCTCAATCATGGAATATGGGAACAGGAAAATATGCTTATTCCCCTGAAGTAACTAATGGAGCTAGTTGGAATTGGAAAGATGAATATAGTGGAAGTAATTGGACAACTGGAACATTCAACCCAGGCACAACAGGATCTTATTCATCATCTGTATCAGTAGGTGGTGGTACTTGGTATGTAACTCAATCATTAAGTGGATCTCAAATATTTGGATTTTATGATAATAAAGATCTTAACATAATTACTACTAATATAATAAATGCTTGGTATAGTGGATCTTATGATAATAATGGATTTATTATTAAACAAAAAGATGAATTCATTGATAATGAAAATATTCAACCTAAAATAAAATATTATTCTATTGATACTCATACAATTTATCCACCATGTTTAGAATTTAAATGGAATGATTGTATTATTAATACTGGGTCATCAGGTATAATAATTATTGATACTCAACCTTTTACCATTAGTTTAAATGAAAATCCAGGTACATTCTACCCAGATAGTGTAAATAAATTTAGAGTATATTCAACACCTGAATATCCAATTCGTGTGTGGGCTACATCTTCATTTTATACTAAAAATTATTATTTACCAACATCATCATATTATGCTATTCAAGATTTATATACTAATGAATATGTTATAGATTTTGATACCACATATACTAAATTAAGTCAAGATACTGTAAGTAGTTATTTTAAACTTTATATGAATGGATTAGAACCAGAAAGATATTATAAAGTTGTAATTAAAACTATTTATGATGGACAAACAATAATAGTAGATAATAATTATTATTTTAAAGTTATTAATGGATAATGGAAAAAGTTAATTTAAATAAAAGGGTATATTCAAAAATCCAATATGAGAAAGTTATTGATACTAAATTTTCTCAATTAGGTAATACAATTACCCCTACTCCATCTACATTAGCCCAAACAGCTAACGCTATTGATCCAACTGTTGAGATTGATAAATTTTTTCAAGATTATAATCGACTTTTTTATTTAATTCCAAAAACTGGTGAGATTAATTCTCACGAATATCTTATAAAAACAAGTACTAATTATGTAGGTAGCGCTTTTATTAATGATGAAATTCAAGCTTTAATAGATGAAATTAATTTACTACAATTACAAAATTTAGAACTTAATCAACAAATAATTAGTTTAAATATTTCTGGATCACAACAAATATAATGGAAGACAAAATAGTTAATATAAATAGTGTATCTCCAACCGATTTCCAACTACAAATATACTCAGTTGAAGATAATTCTATTATTTCTGGTTATACAGAACAGGATATAAGTTTTAATCCAAATGAAGATTATATTGAATATTATATTTTTGATTTAAATAAGAATATAATATATAGCAATGAAGCTGGATGGCCTGGGTATAAATTAATAGATAATATTGTTAATATTGATCCACAAAAAGATTTAGAATCACAAGGATACGATCAAGGACAATATTATACATTATATAATTTTTTTAAAAGAAAATTATCTTCTAATGTTAATAATACTTTTTACATACAAGAAATAAGTAATGATAGAACTGAATTAAGGTTAAATACTAATCAAATACTTAATTCTGATGTAATTGGATTAA